AGACTTCATAGAATTAAACGGAGAACGGGTAAATGCAGCTGTCTTGGCAAAGGGTAGCGAGGCTTTTTTTTCTGAGGACAGAAAACATGCGGAGTGTTGTCTATTGCTTTCCAGAGACATGATAAAGAGCAGCTACAGGGCCTTTGCAGAGATCAATTATTTTTGCATAGAGCTGATGCGGCAATTCTACCAGGAAGCGCGCTACTTCCGTATTATCGGGCAGCAGGGCGAAACGCAATTCGCGCAATTCTACGGGCAGCAGATCGCCATGAAGCCGCAGGGCGCAGACTTCGGCATGGACATGGGGTTCCGCGTGCCTATCTTCGATATCCGGGTATCCTCGCAGAAATCTTCGCCGTTCTCCACCGTGGCGCAGAACGAGAGGGCAAAGGAGCTCTACGGCATGGGCTTTTTCCGACCAGACCTCGCAGATCAGGCACTTGCAGCGCTGGAGATGATGGACTTTGAGGGCATAGAGGAAGTCCGGGCGCGGATAGCGCAGAATGGCACACTCTTCCAGCAGGTGCAAATGCTACAGCAGCAGGTAATGCAGCTTGGCATGATCGTGGACGCCACGCAGGGCTCGAATCTCACGCAGGGCATGGCACAGGCCTTCGGGCAGCAGGGTGCAACGACCACGCCGCATGCATCGAAAGACGGCGGCGAGCAGCAGACGAACGCCCTGGGCGAGGCCTTCAACCGGGCGCGCGGCTCGACTGCAGGGCAGGCGCGGGCCAAGGCGGCAAACGCAGCAGCACCAAAATAAAAAAGTTGCAAAACTGGGGGTAGAACAGGGGAGAAATCACTCTCCTCTTTTTTTTATGCTGAGATTGACGCGGGGGAGCAGACCCCAGAGACGCCGGGGAAAGACCCGAGACAAAGACACACCGGAGAGACGGCGGGAGGAAACCATGCACGAACACAAACCCATGAACCTACAGCTTTTTGCAGAGGGAGGCGGCGGCGAAGGGGCCGCGGCACCGACCGCAGAAGCGGCATCAGCGCAGAGCGCGCAGCAGCCCGGAGCGGTTACGGCCACAAACGACCGCAAGGCCGAGTTTGAGAAGATGATCAAGGGCGACTGGAAGGGAGAATTTGACAGCCGCGTCCAGCAGATCATCAGCCAGCGCTTTAAGGCCACCAAAGACCTTGAAGCACAGGTGGAGGCGCACAAAGCCTTCGCGCCCGTTCTGGAGACCATCGCCGCCAAGTATGGAGCGGACAGTAAGGACGCGGCGGCGATGCTCAAGGCCATCGAAGCGGACGACAGCTATTTCGAGGCGGAGGCCGCCGAAAAGGGCATCTCCGTGGAGCAACTCAAGTACATCCGCAGGGTAGAGCGCGAAAATGCCGAGCTCAAGCGAACGGCGGAAGAGCGGCAGGCAAGAGCGCAGGCGGAGCAGACCTATGCAAAGTGGATGGACGAAGCCAACGCGACCAAGGCCATGTATGACGGCTTCGACTTCCAAGCGGAGGTTTCAAACCCGGAAACGGGCCAAAGGTTCATGCGGCTGCTGCAAAGCGGCGTGGATGTACGCACGGCCTATGAGGTGTTGCACCGCGATGAGATCATCGGCGGGGCCATGCAGTACACGGCGCAGCAGGTGCAGCAAAAGACCGTAAACGACATCAAGGCGCGCGGGATGCGCCCGAGCGAGAACGGCGGCGGCGGGCAGGGAGCCGCGGTGCTCGCAAAAAAAGACCCTGCCAGCATGACAAAAGCAGAAAGGGCCGAGTGGGCGCGCCGCATTGCCAACGGCGAAAGGGTGAGCTTTTCGGCCACATAGAGGAGGAAAAAGCAATGGAAGAGAAAAAGAGGATCAATTTGCAGCTGTTTGCTACGCAGACCACGCTGCTTAACACGACCGGGAACGACCTCAGCTCGGAAAACAAAACCTATTACGAGAAGCGCCTGATCGACTACGCGGAGCCGGATCTGGTGCATGACCAGTTCGGCGACAACTACGACATTCCCCGCAATGGCGGCAAAAGCATCGAGTTTCGTCGCTTCTCCAGTCTCGCGAAGGCGCTCACGCCCATCACCGAAGGCGTTACCCCGGCGGGGAACAAGCTGGATGTGACCGCCATCACCGCGACCGTCAACCAGTACGGTGACTTTATCGAGCTTTCCGACATCCTCGACCTCACCGCCATTGACCCGATTGTCGAGAACACCATCAAGATGCTCGCCAGTCAGGCGGGCCGGACGCTCGATACCATCACCCGCGAAGTGCTTGTCGGCGGCACGAACGTAATGTATGCGCCCATTGGCGACACGCCCGTTACCTCGCGCGCCGAGATCACCGGGGAATCTGCGCTTACCGTCGATGTGATATATACCGCGGCGGCGATGCTCAAATCGCAGAACGCGCCCAAGATCGACGGCAGCTACGTCGGCATTGTGCATCCCTTCGTTGCGGCTGACCTCATGCGCTCCGATGGATGGCTGGATGTGCACAAGTACGCCCGACCCGAAAACATCTACGAGGGCGAGATCGGCAAGATCGGCGGCGTTCGCTTTGTAGAAACCACGGAAGCCAAGATATGGGGGAATGCCGGAGCAGGCGGAGCAAGTGTTTTCGCTACACTGATCCTTGGCGCAAACGCTTTCGGCAAGACGAAACTCACCGGCGGCGGCATGACTACGATCATAAAGCAGCTTGGCTCCGCCGGTACGTCTGACCCGCTCGACCAGCGCAGCACTGTCGGCTGGAAGGCCACGAAGGTTGCCGAGCGGCTTGTCGAGCAGTACATGATCCGTATCGAGCACGGCAGCAAGACCAATACCAACGCGCCTTCGAACTAAGCAGAGGAGGCGAGGAATATGGCAAAGACCAACACCGATGATTTCATGAGCGCAAAAACCATGCCCGCGGCAAAGCCCGACCCGAACGAGCGGGTAAAGATCAAGATTGCGCGGGACAAGAACAACGCCGCCGATGTATTTGTCGGCGTGCATAGCGGAAATCTGCATTATACCGCGACTATCCAGCGCGGTATAGAGGTGGAAATTCCGCGCTTTGCGGCTGAAGTGCTGCAAAACTCCATGCAGCAGGACGAGATCACGCTTGCCTTCATCCAACAGGCAGTGAGCGAATCCCGTTTTGCATAGCCCCCCCCTTTTCAGGGCCCGCTTCGGCGGGCCACCATGCCGCCGCGCAAAGACGAACTTGCGGTGCAAGCCCGCACGGCGGCACAAACGGAGGCAAAATGAAGGTTCTTGACGCTATCACGCATATACAGGCGGTGAAGCCCAGCCAATACGACACGGTGACCATGGTTGGCTGGCTTTCTGATGCAGATTTGCTTATATGGAATGAATACATTTCATGGCATCACGCTTATATGAAAAAGCCGCCCAGGCCCGAAGACGATCCAACTCCCGAGGATTCCCCGGAAACTGAAAACAATGCTACGGATGCGGGCGCGACAGATTCCACGGGCGAAAACACGGATGCGCACGAGACTGCGCCGGAGGATAAGCCCGCGCGCAAGAAGCCGCCCTATGACCCCGAGACCGATATGGGCGTAACGCTGCTCGTGCCGGAGCCGTACAGCAGGCTTTACATCAGCTACCTTGCCGCGCAGATAGATTTCTTTAATGCGGAAATGGACAGGTTCAACGCCTCCATGGTGATGTTTAACATGGAATTGAACCGGTTCGCGGACTGGTACAACCGCACACACATGCCAAAACAGCGCCATTTTGTGAGGATATAGCCATGGCCTTTTACTTGCCGCAAATGCCCAACGTAAAGACCGCGAAAGCCATGACGTGGGATTTTCGAGGATACAACCATAACCCCCGCATACAGGACGGGGAGTTTTTCGATATGCAAAACCTCTCCTCCGACTGGTATCCGCTGCTTACGCCGCGCGGCAAGCGGGCGCTTGCGCGCAAGCTCGCCAAGCCCAACGGCCTGCACGCGCACGATAAGCTATGTTGGATAGACGGCACGGATGTATATTACGACGGTCAAATCGTCGGACAGGTCGAGGACAGCCCGAAACAGATCGTCAGCATGGGCGCATACATCCTCATATGGCCCGACAAGGTCAGCTACAACACCAGCACGGGCGAATTTGAATCCTTGTCGAATGCCGTCACGACAGAGGGCGAGATCACGGCACATCTTTGTATGCTTGACGGCGCGGAATACAAGGACTATGCCGTATCCGACACTGCGCCGGAAGAACCAAAAGATGGCGATATGTGGATGGATACCAGCACGACACCGCACGTCCTCAAGTATTGGAGCGACACCTATAGCATGTGGTCGAGCGTGCCGACCGTCTATGTAAAAATCAACGCGCCCGGCATAGGCAAGGGCTTTGCGGTATATGATGGCGTAACAATATCCGGCATGGAAAATGAAGCCCTCAACGGCGAATTTATCCTGCACGGCGCAGCGGATGATTATGTCATAGTCACGGCGATCATAGACAGCGTTGCAACGCAGCAAACGCCCGCCACAATCGAAAGAAAAATCCCGGACATGGATTTCATCACCGAGAAAAACAACCGCCTGTGGGGCTGTTCCAGCGCGAATCACGAGGTGTACGCCTGCGCGCTCGGAGAACCCAAGGTTTGGCGCCGATTCTTGGGCGTATCCACGGACAGCTATGCCGTCACCATCGGCAGCCCCGGCGACTTCACGGGCTGCATCACGCATCTTTCCTATGTGCTGTTCTTCAAGGAGGACATGATCCTCAAGCTCTACGGTGACAAGCCCTCAAACTTCCAGCTTATGGAAAGCGCCGTGCGCGGCGTGGAGGAGGGCAGCGACAAAAGCCTCGTGATCTCCAATGAGGTGCTTTACTACAAAGCCAGGCATGACGTGTGCGCCTATAATACGGCCCTTCCCGTCACCATATCCGAGGCGCTTGGACAGGGGCGGTATACCGATGCCGTTGCAGGTGCACGCGGCGGCAAGTATT